ATAGTTGTTAGCTCGTTTGTAACCTAATGCCCTTGGAGTTATCCATACTGGAGTTCTTACGTTAGTTGTATCAGCAGTGAATACACCTGTACCGGCTTGCATGTCTGTGTTGTCTGCTTTTAAATAATCATCGCCAACAACATATATTTTAAATTCTCGTCTTGTATAAGTTTCACCGTCTGTTACAGTTACAGCAAAAGGATAATATCTATTAAGTTTTCTTACGTTTGCAGTCGCTACGCTATAATCAAAGTCAACTGTGTCATAATAAAAGCTGCCGTAACCATTAGAACTTAGTACAGCATAATCCATTACTTCGCCGTATGGAGTTGCATCGTATTGGCCGCCCGCGCTTCGTTTATCTAAACTAAGTAGTGGTTCAGTTGTTCCTGTTAGTTTGCCCGAGTCTGACATTACAACACCAGGCGGAAGCGTACCGTCACCGTCTGCAATAAAATATATAAGCTGTTGCCCTGTGCTTATATCTGTGTCAGTTGCTACTAATTGATAATCGATAATTTCGCTATCTAAGATGAACAAACTATTGTTTGAACCTACTCCTAGTAAGCCTGTATTAGTTGCCCAATTAGGAGCATCAGGACCTTGTACAACAAACTCGATAGTAACGTCTTGAAATCCTGTATCTGTAGTTGCTCTAAATACAGAGTTAAATGTTGTATCGTATGCTACTTCGTATACAGTACCAACTATTTTATTATTTTCTAATCTTGTACCTGTGGGGATACTGCCACTTATAAGTTCTATAGTAGCAACAACACCAGCAGTGAGCGGTAATGTTATATCTACTGAGGATCGCTCAATAAGTGTTTGTAGCCTAGTTCCGGTTGTAACGGTCCATAATTGTGACATTCGATAGTTTCCTTAATACTAAGTATTTATCGGAATTGACTTAGACGGCAATTGGACCAGCATCAAGTGAAACAGTACCAGGGTCAACAATTGTTCCCCATTCGACATCTGTATTATATATAATATATTCAAGTATATTAGTTACAGTACTGTTAATACCACCAAAGTCTGAACTAGATAACAGTGTACGCACATCAATACCGTTTACTAGTCCTGTTACGTTACCTAATATATCACCAGTAACATTACCTGTTACTGGTCCAGTAACTCCTGACGTAGTAATAGTTCCTACATTTAATAGATTATTAGTTTGTGCATCTAAGTCAGCAGTAAGTTGCGGAGTAGTATCTGAAGCTAAGTCAGTTACACCCGAGTATGATACGGTTACTGTGCCGCTAGTTTGATCAATACTAATATCGTTGCCACCAGCAAACGTTATGTCAGCGTTATCGTACAAGTAAAACGTACCACCTGTGTCTGCTACTACTCTTACTTGTTTAACACCAACATTGACGCCTATAGATATTGATTGATCAGATGGTGTCAACAAAACGTTTTGACCAGCAACTAATTTCTTAAACTGTAAATCGTATACTAACTTTTGAGCAAATAATCCTTCGCCAACTTCACCCAAGTTAGATACGGTTGTTTGTTCGTCATCACGCAAGTCTAGTTCTTCAAAGTTAGCATTTGTTTTAATAAATGCTTCTCTAAGATCATCTCCAGTTCCGTCGTTTGCGACATTACCGATATTAATTAATTGTACTGCCATTTTCTTCTTTTCCTTTTATTAGCTTACTGTGATGTCGCCATGCATTGCTGCGTGTAGTGAACAGTTGTAATGATATGCACCTGCTGCCGGCACTGTCCATCTAATTGTAGCATTTGTTGCACCTTGGTTTGTTGCTCCACTAGCTTGGTTGCCAGTGCCAGTACCGTTTACAGTTTTAAGGTAGAACGGATGTCCTGCTGCTGATACAACAAAGTCTACTACATCACCTGCATTAAATGCCAGAGCCGGATCATCACCACTTATACTACCACTTCGATCTGTACCGCTTAGTGTATATGCGCTAGCGCCGTTGTTTCCTACGTTAAGAGTATAATCAGCACCTATTGAAGTATCATTAATTGTAACTGTATGGTTGTCATATGTATTATCTAGTGCTAGTAATATTGTCTCTGCACCTTCAGTAACTCCATCTGCTGCCAGTGTAAATGTAACAGTAGCAGTATTAGAAGCTACTGTAAAGTTACCAGTTAGACTTGCTGCACTTAAATCTGCACTAGTAACACCTGTAATAGTATATGGTACTGTAGTTGCATCAGCTACGTTAGTTGTAGTAAGTGTAAATGTAACAGTGCCACCTTCGTTAACTGCTGCTGCACTTGAAGTTACTAAGTACGTTGGATTCAATATACTTGAATCAGTTACAGCAACACTAACAGTAGCACTCAGTGGTGAATCTAATGATAGTAATAAAGTTTCACTTCCTTCAGTTGTCATATCTTTCGATAAGTTAAGATCTAGTGTAGCAGCATTTGAACTAATTGTAAAGTTGCCAGTTAGTGAAATTGCTGCATCTGCTGTGTATCCTGATGCACCAGCTACTGCTGGATTACCTGTGTCACCGTCTTGGAATATGTTTCTCATTGTTGCAAGTGTTGGCTTAGACATTACTGGTAAAATGTATGTATTAAATAATGCATAACCTAATGGGTTATATGATTGAACTCCTGCTGGTGTTCTTGCATTGTCGTTCCATTCAGGACTTAGTGATCCGCCGTCCCATAGTGAAGTGTATTCAAACATAGCAAATGTAAGCAAATACAAGTATTCTTTAGCTGCTATTACAAACGTATCTGCTGTTGCAAGATTACCGTCGTTGTAGCCGCTAATATTAAATGTAGTTGCTGCAACTGCTTCTGCTATTGCTGCATATAACGCTCTTGTCGCCCACTGAGCATCTGTGCTTGGATCCCAGCTTAGTGCTACAGTTGATCCACTAACGCCGCCACGTACACCAAAGTAATGTAGAGTGTGGAATATGTGCTCTAGTACTTCAGCTAAGTCATCGTCGCCGATACCTGGCCTAGCACTACTTGAATTTCTGTACCATACCATATCGTTCACTAAGTACTCGTCTAAAAGACCGTCTACATAACCTGGATACTGATACGATCCTTGTTCTGTTAAGAAGTTCGGATTATAACTTGCTCCGCCGCCATAAGCAATTCGCTGTGCTGTTGGTTTTCCAGCATGCCATGTACCTGTATCACCTCTTAGTGTTTTAATCATATTCTTCTGATCAGCAGCAACAATATTAGATCCTGTTGGGTCAGTAAATAACTCAACAACTCGTGCAACTTTGTCTGTCCACAAATCTGGAACTGCTGTAGCACCTCCAACGTTTGTTGCTTGGTAAAGCTTTACTCCGTGGACAAGTCTAGACTTATTAAATAATGACCCTGCGGATGTATCTGTAACAAGGCCGCCTTTTGTGTATGGTCCGTTATCTAAATCTGCACTAGTAACACCTGATAGTGTATATGGTACTGTAGTTGCGTCAGCTACGTTAGTTGTGCTAAGTGTAAGTGTAACACTTTGTCCTTCGCTTATTGTTGTTGCACTTCTAGTTAATACATGTGTTGCACCAGGTGTAAGACTTGTATCATTAAGCGTAGTAGACAGGTTGACTCCAAGTGAGTCAAGTGTTAATACCATTGTCTCTGCGCCTTCAGTAGTTTCGTCTGCTGTGATTGCAAACGCTGCGTTTGCAGTGTTTGATGCAATTGTAAAGATACCAGCTAGACTTGCTCCACCAATGTCTGCACTATTAATACCTGTAATAGTATATGGTACTGTAGTTGCATCTGCCAAGTTAGCTGTGTTTAGTGTAACAGTTAGTGTACTACCTTCGTTAACATTAGCAGCACTTCCTGATAATGCGTATGTAGGTGTAATACTTGTGTCGTTAATAGCAACAGTAATACTTTCACTAACTCCATTTAGAGTAATTGTAAATGTCTCTGCACCTTCAGTAAGTGCGTCATTAGCTAAAGTAAATATAGCTGATGCAGTATTTGACGCTATTGTAAAGTTACCAGTTAAACTTGCTCCGCTTATATCAGCAGTAGTTACACCTGTAATAGTGTACGGTACATTTGTTGCATCTGCAATATTTGCTGTAGTTAGTGTAATAGTAAATGATTGCCCTTCGTTGAATGCTGCTCCGCTTCTAGACAATGAGTATGTTGCTGCTGCTGCGTAAGATACTGCTGCTGCCGGAGTACCGATGGTAAGCTGTGTATTGCTATTAAATTTATTATACAAAAATCTATTTGAGCTGCCTGATAAACTACGATTGTTATCATAATCAACAACACTAGCAGTGTCATATAATTGTGCCGTCTTTGCAGTAGACTCAATAAACGCTTTAAGCTGTGCTGGAGTTGAAGCTGGATTTAACTGCGCATTTAATGCAGCCATGCCTGCTACTTGTGGTGATGCCATACTTGTACCGCTTATATTATTAATTAAGTAAGCAGAGTTTGCTGGGTATGGATTGTTTGTAGTATTAGCACCAAACTTATTAGTTGTGCTCATTGCACTCATAATGTCTGTGCCTGGTGCATAAATTGTTACAGCAGGTCCTGTTTCTGAATAAGTTGCTTTTTGTTCTAGTCCGCCTGCATTTACAGCAGTATCAATGCTTCCAACAGTATTAGCTTGATCATCATAAGGACTTGAACCTCTGTTGTGGTATATAGTTCCTGAATTTGATGTCGTAGTGTTATCATAGTCAAGACCACTAGCAACGTCAATTTTGTGACTTCTGTTACCAGCAGCAACCATAACGTGTACGCCTGCATCAATAAGCTCTTGCATGTCAACATCAACTGATGCAACTCTTGTATTAGCTGCGTAAGTAGTTCCTATCGATGCGCCACTTGCTGGATAAAGTCCAAAGGCTGCACGTTTTGAAGCACTATCGATATCAGTGCCTGATTTGGCTGAGCCTCTATATACCATACCCGAAACTGTATTGTATCCGATACCGTAACCCCAACTCATGTTAACAATAGTTGGACGCTTATATCCAGTAGCTGCGTCAACTGTTTTTGCATTGTGCCAGAGCTTAATGCAATCAAATGCGTATGTTATACTAATACCAGTTCCGCTATCGCCTGTGCCTTCAAGACCAGCGAGCTTTACAGAATATATTTTAGCGTTCTTTGCCCAACCATATGTTTTACCAGTTGCTGTGCCAGCAACGTGTGTGCCGTGTCCGTCATAGTCTCTATAATGATTAGCATTTTGTGTAAAGCCAAGACCGCTCTCTGTAGCCCAGTTAATTTGTTGTACTCTGCTTACTCCTGATGCATCTTGGAATTCAGGATGGTCAGCTTGTATGCCGCTATCCATAATTACAACGTCAACGCCTGTTCCGTCTAAAGTATAGCCGTAGCCGCCTGCTGCTGCTACTGCGCCTGTGTAGACGTTTTGAGATTCGTTGCATCTGCGCATGCCCCAGTTAAGAAAGCTTCCACGATCAAGTAACGTCTTTGAAAAGTCACCTGTTTGTGTTGCATCAAATCCAATATGAAGATTTGTGTCTAATTCAGGTAGCAATGTTACACCGTATACTCTAGAATCAGACCTTAAAGCTTCTGCCTCAGCATCTGTTAGATCATAATGCGTATTACGTGCAGATCCAGGCCTAGCATTTAACACACTAACGGTTCTGTTAGGAATATCGCCTGCTCCAGTGTCGCGTATCATGTCAGCGTTAAAGCCCTCATAATCGACACCTTTATTTAAACTTACAATGTGTTCTCTTTCGCTCATTTTACTTTTCCTATATTGTTATGTGTTATCATGCTATAACTGCACCCTGGTTTGCAGTATTTACCCAACCATTTGTAGTGTATAGTAATGATATGTTATCATTAATATCATTGAATGTAATTGTTGTTCCAGTTGCTAATGTAGTTGGAGTAAGTGTTCCATCACCGCCGTCTACTATCATTGCAATTATTTTTATTTGTCCTGCAACACCGTCTGCTAGTGTATATGCATCTGCGCCAGTTGTTGTAATTTCAGTTACAAGTGTATCTAAACTAATTACACCCGGTCCACTAATTTGTTGTACATCACCGACTATTCTACTTATTGGTCCTACAATTTTTCCTGCAAGACCATCAATTATTGTTGAACTATCATCACCATACACGCTACCTACTAAGTCACCAGTTAGTGATCCAGTGTGCGCGCCTTGTGCGCTTCCAACTAGTGTTCCGTTAACTGTTGCATTATGCATTGTTACTGTTTGATTACGTGTGCTACTTGTAGTACCAATAACTACGTTACCTGATGTTGCAGCAGCGTTAATTGCTATATTAGCAACATCGTTTGCATCTCCAGGAGTTTTAGGTGTTGTAGTCAATTCTATATGATTAATACCAGTTTGATCCATTTGTATCTTACTCAAACCAGCATCGTCAGTTCCTGCATTAATATTAATAAACCCTGCTGCGTTAACAGCTATATCGTCACTGCCAGTTAAGTTTGCAATAGTGCCTGCTTTAATTGTAGTTGACGCTGTAATAGTTGTGCCTGTAATAGTTGTTGTATCTACTGGTCCAGTTACTACGCCGCCAACGCTGTCGATCATCACTGTTGAATCGTCTGCTACTACACTACCTTTAAGATCTCCAACAACGCCCCCCACAGCATCAATACTTCTTGTTACTGCTCCAAAGAATTTAATTTCGTCAGCAGTTAAGTTAACTGCTGTATTTGTTCCAGCTGGCCCAATACTAATTGCATTGCCGTTGCCTGTAGCAGTAGTAATACTCATACTGTCGTCTGCTGTAATACTTCCTGATATTACAGCCGGTGATGCCAATGTGCCGTTAATTGTTGTTGTGCTGCCTGCATTACCTATACCAATAGTTGTTGCTGTTGCCGCACCAATTGCTAGTGTTTCTTGATCTATATTACCAGTAATATTTCCTGTAACGTTACCTTGTAAATTTCCAATGATAGTACTACTAAAAGTTTTAGCACCGCCAATAGTTTGATCACCAATTGTATATACACCATTAGTTACTGTATCAGCATTGCCAGTTAAGTTACCTGTAACATTGCCTATAACTGTAATTGTTGCAGTCCCTAATAAGTTAGCTGCTGGTATTACTCCGTTAACTCCGTCTACAAGTAAGGTACTATCGTCTGCAAATACACTACCTGTTACATCACCGTCTAGTGTTCCTGTATGTGCGCCAGCTGCATTACCAGTTACATTACCAACAAACCCTGTAGATGCTGTAATTGTTGTACCTTCTACTGTTGTTGCTGTTACTGCTGCTGGTGTTACACCGCCAAGTATGCCAGTGAATGCTGCTTCTACTGTTCCTGCAACAAATGTCTCTGCTCCAATTGTCCATTTATCTGTGGTTTCGTTCCATATAAATGTCTTTGCTGTTGCACTGCCTCTATTAATACTAATGCCGCTATCTTGTGTTGGTGCAACGGCTACACCTAAGTTACTATTAAGATTAATAATATTATCAGCAAGGTTAATTTCTTCTGTGTTAACAGTTGTAGTGGTACCTGTTACAGTAAAGTTACCTGCAATTACAACATCGTTAAAGTTTGATGTTCCTGCTGTTGCTTCAACGTTTCCGTTGACGTCTTTCCAAGCACTGCCTTGATACATTTGCAAACGGCTTGTTGTGGTGTTGTAAATTACATCACCTTCTTCTGCACCGATTGCTAATTGGTTAGCTGTAGTAACTGATGAAAATCTAAATGGTACACCACCGTCAATTTTAACTCTGTTACCAGCAGTAATTGATAAGTTTGTATTTGCTGTTAGCTTGGCAACTCCTAAATCTCTACCTTGAGTAAATGATTCTATTACTGCATCGCCTATGTTAACAACACTAGTTGCTGCACCAAATCCTATATCAACGGTGCCTGATGCTCCTGCATCAATTGCTAAGTTTCCTGATGCTGGCCCGTTAATAGTTGTTGCTGTTGTAGTAGTAATCTGGGCTGTATTAGTAACTAAACCTGTAGTAGTTACATTTGAGTTTATTACGTCACCAAGTACTTTACCAGCAACACCGTCTATTATCATTGAACTATCATCAGCAAACACACTACCTTGTATGTCAGTGTTAAACGTTATGCCGTCATCATATAAAGCTGCAATTTGTGTGCCAAGTGCTGTTGATGTTACAAAGCCAATATCATCTGTAAATTCTGAAAGGAAAACTGGCGCGCCTTGTAGTGCAGCATAACTTACTTTTCCTGTTGTAGCATTAAATACTATAGATCCGTCGTATGCAGCTAAGTTACCCCTAAGTGTTGTTGCTACTACTTCATTAAACTTAAAGTTGTCAGTGCCTATTGTTCCTACATTGTTAACTGTTGGTATAACACTAACATCAACTGAAATAGTATTAAGCTGTATAGTTCCTAAGCTACCTAGTGAAGAAAATTCTAAGCCTGTGCCATCTGCCTTTACTTTTACAAACTGACTTTCTGATCCAGTAAATGTACTCGGAGTATCAGTTAAGTCAGCAAATTGTTGCGCAACTAGGTGTTCCCCAGCCACTTTGATCTGAGCAGCGTCGATAGTTCCCAATGCAGTAATATTTTGGACACCAGTGATACTGTTGTCAGCTAGATACAAATTGTCCCCGGTTTGGATCTCTTTGATCTTATTACCGTCTTCTGTATCTAGTACTAGTGGAAATCTATTAGCCATTCTTTAAATCCTATTGTTTTATATATTTATCGTATTCAGTTAAAGTATTATAGTGCTGCTATTCTACCTTTAAATGCTGCAAAGTCTGCACTTGCTGCAACTTCTGTTTTTAATGTTGCTAATGTTATAGTTTCAGCTTGTAATGCACTTGCTGCCAATACACCTTGTGCTGCTGTTGCTGCATCAGTAATACTATATCCTGCTAAAGTAGTAGGTTTACCTGTTAAACTTGTGAATGTTTGTGCTGGTACACTTGTTAAATATCCTGCAACACTATGATCTCCCCAACCATATGCTGTATTCCAATTAGTTGCTTCTGTTCCAGAAATAACTGAACTTGGTATTAAACCGGCAACGCCATCTACAAGTAATGTACTATCATCAGCAAACACACTACCTGTAATGTCACCGTCATATGGATCTACACTAAAAATTATTTTATTAGCAGCATCGTCTCTTGTTACAGTAACGTTTGTGTGGCTATTGTGTACAAGCATCGGTGCAACAACATCATCGACATCTCCACCTTCTGCACCTAGTAAACTATATACTTCTGTAAAGTTTGCGTTTACTTTTGTAAATGCTGTGCGTAACGGGTCGCCGTCACCTTTGTTTGCACTGGTTCCTAAATTAACGGTTTGTTTGGCCACGGTCTGCTCCCTTGTTTACTTGTATTCTTATTTTGCCAGCAGTAACAACTACTTGCCTTGCTTGCGGATTTCTAGTGTCATTACTAACTTTTACGCCATCTTTAATTAGTTTGTCTATCTCTGCTTTCTTATCCATTAGTGTTTTCCTACTACAACTTCAACTGTACCGCGTTCGCCGTCTAGTTTATCTCCAAGTGCTTTACCAATAACACTACCAACAGTTGGAGTGTTGTTAACAATTGCATATCCTGGAATATTACTTGCTACTAGCATATCGCCTTTGGCAACTTTACCAATTACGTTACAAGGTACACGCCCTTGTAGTGCTACTGCAACAACGTTGGCGCCTTCACACTGTGAGTTCATTAAGTGTGCTGGGTTAGTAGACACAACGCCTGCTACACGATGTGTACCGTGTGTTGTGCTTTGTGTAACTTCAGCTTCTCCACCAAACTCAATAACTGTGCCAGGAGCATACTCTGCGTCAGCTAAGTAATTCTCCGCCAAGTCAGCGTAGTATGATTCAGTTGCAGTACCACGGAACAATGTTGCATAAACATCTTTGTACTTTTTAGTTGCACTACCAATGTCATATGTGTTATCAGTGTCTGGTAGCATTCCAGCAGAGCTAAAGATAGCTGGTACAACACTTGAGCCAGATCCAGCAGCAACTATGCCTACTTGTCCAGCTGTTGTCTTACCAGTGTTACCACCAATTGCTATGCCTGTACTTGCTGCACCCTTTTCACCCGGTGCTTCAATAAAGCTCGAGTAAATCCAGTCAACTCCTAACCGTTTTTCATTAGTAAGTGTTGAAGTACTTTGTAAAATACTCTGCGCTGAAACAAGATCTGTTGCTCCAACGTTAATACTACCACTAAGCATCATATCTGGATAAGTTGGTGCAACATAGCCTGCGTCACCTAAGTTACCTGTACCAGCACTACCACCAACTGCTGTAAACAATAAACCTTGTGCAGGTGTTTTAACTTGTAGTGTTAAGCTGTCTAAACTTAATACTTCGTAACTTGCATCACCGCCAAGTATTAATGAGTTAGCTTGGATAGTACCATTAGCATCTGTTTTAACAATACTATTAACTTCACCTGTTTTAGATACGTTAGTAATACCGTAGGTGCCTGCACCAGTTTTAATTAGTGCTTGGCCTGCATCTGCTGCTACTAATATTTCAGTAACAAAGTCTCCGTCTGCTAAACCTAATCCTTCATCAACTACTGTAGCAAATGGTATTGCTGTAACTGCACCAGCTCCTGCTGCACTACGACCAAGTACTGTATCAGTTGCAATGTCTTCAAGATCTGCTAGTACTGTAGCTCCTGCTGCTGTAGTAACCCATCCATCAGTAATAGTAAATTTAGAAGAGTCAAAACTTGCACTACCTAAGTCAGCTTGTGCAATTCCTGTTGCATTTGCTCTTGTAGTTGCTGCATTTAAGTTTAATTTACTTTGTGCAATTTGTGCAGCACCATTGATGTCACCGTTAACAATAGCAAGTCCTGCAATTTGCATATTAACTTGCGTATAGCGTGTTGCTTGTCCTGCATTTATTCTGTTAGTAGTAATTAAAATATCTGCTGCTGGATTTGCCACACCGTTAGCCCATTCATCTACTGGACCATCAATTACATTAATTTGTTTGCCGCCTGGTGCAGTAAGTACGTCTGCTGCTGGTCCAGATGCTGGTTTCCCGTCACTGAATACACCAGTTAATACAGTGTATGTTACTTCGCAAATATTACCTTCAATGCCAGTAAGACTATCTACGTAATCAACAACTGTACCAGTTGCTCCTGATATTGATCCTGTAATAACATCACCTATAGCAAGGTTGCCGCCAACTAGACTTCCGGCGTCTAATATAAGCTTAAACGCTCCTGTAGAAACTAACATTTGGTTAGCTCCTTGATCTTCGTACGATACGCTCCGTAGATTTTTAATTTCATCAAGGTCGCCACGGCCAGCATCAACATATGCCTTAGTAGCTGCGTCAGATGTAGCAACAGGAGCTTTTAAGTTAGTAATTGTATTATTAGCTGCGTTTAAATCATCTGTCATTGGTACTGCACCGTTTGGAGCAAGTACGCCAGGTCCTAATTTGTTACTAACTGCTGAACCGTTAACATCATAGCCTAAGCGTCTGTTAACATAACCACGTACAGCACTTTCTGTTGGTACTGTGTCCGAAGCATTGTCTACCATCGCTGTGTCTGTACTAAATTCAGTAATAACAACACCACGCTTAAAGCCTAGTCCGTCTACGTCACTAAGTGCAAGTGATGCACTAAATGTAACTGTACCTGTGCCTTGGTCTACACTAAAGAATCTACCAACTCTAAAGATACCATTTTGGTCTGTACTCACATAGAACACACGACCTTTGCCTACTTCTCTTACTTCGTTAGCTTCTTTCTTCTCACCTGGCTCACCAAAGATAACATTTGGATAGTTACTTGAGTTAAATCCGCCTGTACCAATGTCTAAGAAGTCATGTGACGTAGCACGACATGTACTAATGTTAACAGTAACGCTACCAAGTGCTCCTGCTTTTAGACCGCCTCTAATCGTAACAAGCTCTGAACCTAGTACTGCTGTACTGTGAAGCCCTGTTGCATTTGTTTGGTTAATAAAGTCATAATCAACTAGGTCAACAATAGCATATAAGTTATCTTCTGCTGGTGCTTCAATAACATCACCTGCGCCAACTCCGCGATAGTTAAATGCATAGTGCTTTTTACCACCCCATGTAATAATTGGTGCTTCTAATGTTAAACTAGATGCTGTCCAACCTGCTGGCCTATTACCTGCAGGCGTTCTTGCGTTGTTGTTAAGTCTAAAGATTTCGTTAGTATCGCAAAGTTTAACAGCTAATACAATATCTCCAGCAGTATTACCTTTTGTAGTACCTGTGCCTGATAGTGGAGTTTCCTGTGCTTTAGCACTATCAACTGTTAATCTAATAAAGTCGTAAGTGCTATCAAGTCCTGCTTGTGCAACATTAGCTGGCAAATCTGTTCCCAAACTATTACTTGTTAAGAAGCTAATACTTCTGTAAACAAAGCCTGGGTTCTCATCAAACGTTAATGCTGTACTTGGACGAATTGTTAATACATCTGGACGAGCCAAGTCACTAATAATGTGTGTTTGGTTTCTGTAGTAAACAACATTATAGTTAAACGGAACTATTTCCAACAATCCATTTGCACTAAATTGTGTATCACTTGATGAGAAGTTTAACTTATAAACAGCACCGCTATACTTAGGTGTAGTTGGTTCAATTGCAATAGTACCTGTAACTGTAACTGTTAGTATTTGTCCTGTACCGTCTACTGTTGCAACTGTAACTGTACAATCGTTTGCTGTAGTTGCGCCACCTAGTTTATCACCAGTTACAACAAATGCATCGCCTATTGTATAATTAACTCCGTCGTTTCCTGCTGTAAATGTTACTGTATACCCTGCGTCAATTGTTTTGTAGATATTAAAAATAAATCCAGTTGCTGCTGCGTTAGCTTTAGTAAATGAGTAATCTGTTGTTTCTACAAGTAATGGATACTCACCAACTATATGATTAACAAGTTCTGCGTTTGCAACTTCGTAACGTGCAAATGCTGGACGAGCCGGATGCCACACGTTAACTTCTGATCTGTTTGACGGAGCATCTTTCATGTCGTATGCATAAAGTGCCAAGCTCTGTACTGTGTTAGCATAACCGTTTGAGTCAACACTAACTGGAACACTGTTTGCGCCAAGACCGCCGCTTGTACTACCAGTAAGTATGTTAGTTGTATCAAACGATCCTGTAACTGTTGTTAAGTAAATTACATTCGAACCACCTGTTTGACTTGTTCCGACTGTAACAACTCCTGTTGCTCCTGAACCTGTTTGTGTTAATGTTTCACCTGTTGTTAGTACTAAGAATCCAGTAGTGTCTAAAATAATTTTAGCATCAAATGCCTTTATCGGTTGCGTCATATCTTCATACAATGCAATTGCATCTGGAATTTCGTTTGGATCACTGCCTTCAGCAACTAGACCAAACTCTCCATAACAACTTGAACCTGTTAGTGATCTAATTTCAGCACCATTCTTGGAATAGTAACTAGCATGGCAATAATATGTAAACATACTAACCATCTCTGATAGCGCACCGTTACATGCAACTAGTCCGTATCCTAAGTCGTTAACTTGTGTAAAGTCGTTTCCTAGTATACTTCTGTTACCAGCAGTTTGTAGTGTAATTGGTAATGGCGCTGCAACACTTTGTATAACACGGTTGATAATTAATGCTCTGTTGCTAATAACACTATTAGCTGCTGCAATTAATCCTGCACTTACTGCAAGTGCTGTTAGATTTGGGAATATTTCAGCTGGTAAGCTATTTAAGTTTCCTGCTGTTATAACATCTTCAATATGCTGTAGTAATCCGTCAAGTACTGTACCTTCTGTACCTGTTGCTGCTGCGCCTGTTGTAACTTGTACTGATGCGTTACCCGTTGTTGGAGTTGTACTTGCAACTCCTGTTGCATCTGTAACAACTGCTGCAACAACTGTTGCTAAGTGTGCGTATGCTGCTGCTGTAGCAACTCTTTGTGCCTCTGGAAGCTGCGCAACTGCTGCATCGTGATATGCACGAGCATTAATTACTGTAGCACTGTTGCCGCCGTATAGTACGTCATACGTTAATGCATCGACAATAAAGCCTGCATCACGCAAGCATTTAGCTTGACTAAATCCTGCTGGAGGAGTGTTAGCATTTACATATGCTACTACTTCTGCTGCTAGGAAAGCTCTGTTAGCTTGTAAACGTACTGCTGCATCGTCTGCGTCAGTGGTTGGAAGTGTTGCCGGTGCAGGGAATGTTAATGCATCTGCACTGTTTACGCCTGGCTCTGTAACACTTACAACACCGTTATTAATAATATCAATAATTTCATCAAAGGCTGCATTTGATCTTGATAATGCTGCACTTGTTGCTATTACTGGTGCAAGTAGTGCAACTTCAGTTTTACCTTTAGTAATAGCTGTTGTAGTTTGTGTCTTTTGGTTTGCAATAAGATATGCGCCCGTTGCTCTTTGATACGCAATACCATTATAAACTGCTTTATAATTAGTGCCTAACGCAAGGTCGTATGTAACAGCGTCAAGTATGTATCCTGTATCTCTTCCGCATTTTACTGTATCAAACTGGAATGTACCTACTGAGTCTAAGTCAACTCCTGTAGCCAACGCACTTGTTATGCCTGTAAAGCCAGCTCCGCCATTTGAACTTGGTGCTAATATTAGCTCCGCTGTACCAGCCGCTTTGTCGTATGCAGTAACAGCATTAATTTGAAAACGTCTACCGTCTATATAAAATGCACTTGGAGTTTCAGGACGCCTTACAAACAATCCTTGTGGTGCTGCTGCTGATCCTAAACTTTGAATTCCTAATCTAAATGCACTGCCGTCTATTTTGCTTATAACTTGTACTGCACTGTTACCAACAAACGCATCAACAAACAATCCGCCTCTAAATGCTTGCTTGTTAAGTGACTGTGAGAAACTTGAACCAGTTTGTATATATGGGGACTTAGTTAGAACCTGTCCTTCAGGATCAAGTACACACATAAATCCGCCGTGTCCTTGTACAGTTAAGTTACGTACCATAGTAGCATCGTTCATTAAGAACACATCACAGTCTGCATTGCGTAGCGGTGGATTGTAATCTACATTAAACGCAAACTTAACAGTGTCTAGTAAGTTTTGTAATACAACTGCTGGACCGTCAATAACTCTCCAGTTTGATGAAATTTCTGCTGCGTTAAATACTGCTCCGCCAGTGTGTTCTTTAGTTGGAGTATAATATGTTTTAACACTTGCTGCTGTAAATGTAACTACTGTGCCTAAACGATAAACTGTGCTTGCTGCCCATGCTTGTGGCTCACCTGATCCATTATACAAGTCTTCTGCATAAAGTCTGTCAGCAAGTGCTCCACCGGCTTGATTGTAAGTTGTAGTTGGTGATTGGCCAAGTATTAGTTTTTCAGCCATTGTGTAGACATGTTGTATACCTGCAACAGTTTCATCTTCTGTTCCTGCTTCTACTGCGCCTGCATAATACTCACCTTGTGTTTCTAGTGCAAACTCGTTGCCACCATTGCGTAAATCTTTTACTAGCGCATCAACAATTAATCCTACATCTCTAAAGCATTTAGTTCTGCTGTAAGAACCAACTAGTGCAGGATATGTAGTTTCAATGTAGTTAACAACTTGCTCTTGAATAAACTCTTTGTTGTCAATAAGTGTAAGTGCATTAGTATTCCACTTGCCTACGTTCTCGTAACCAGAACCTGTGTTACGTAATGAGTTAGGCTTATTTAAGTAATGATAACCAAAGTATCCATCTACTACATTAGTAAGTGGATTTACATATTCAATTCCGTTTGGTACACTAGCAACTGTAAATGTAATTGCTGCTGCGCCGCCTGCTCCTAGTTGTGCATCTAGTACAGTAATACGTTCGCCTTTCTGGAAACTAGTACCTTTGTTAACTGGAGTAATACTTGAAATAGCACCATCTGTGCCAATTACAATAGTAAATGTAGCAAGGGTGCCTAACTTATCAGTTGTCCATAAACTTACAGTGTATGTTCCTGGTGTTCTACTAGCATCTAATTGTGTGTCAAATGCAACAGATGCAATATTAGACTTACCTAAAATCATTCCATCAAATTCTGCATCGCGATAGAAGAACGTATTCGCCCAACGTGATTGTGAAACACGTTTCTTAGGACGTATAATACAACGTCTAAACTCGTCGCCTTTAACACTTACGTTTGCAGGTATACGAATTGGATAGTCTTCTTCGTAAATTCCTGATTCAACACGAATAGCAATTTGTGTTTCTCTTACATAGTTGCCGTACTCTAATTCTTCCCCAGCAACAAATTCAATTGGCTCTAGTAGTTGAACTTCAAGTTCATCTGTTCCTGCAACAGCTACAGCCCTTGGCCCGCTTTCGTGTTTATAATCTATAATACGTGCTGTTGCTCCGGAGTTTACACCTCGTACAACTTTACCAGGAATAATATCAGTATTAGCAGGGTTAGCTTGTTTAATAAATCCAAGTCCACCGTTGTTCATATTAATCTTATATGTAGTAGTACCATCAACAATTGGCGGAGCATCTAATGGTCCGTTAGCAATAACAGCTAACACATCGTCCATTCTTGCTGCGATAGCATCATCAGCACTACTATCTGGTAGTGTTAAATTTACATTCTGTAAAACTCGTGTTTGGTATGTAGTAGGTACTGCTGTGTTAGTTAAAATGTATTGTGTAACAATGCTTTTAGCATATGTAATGCCTGCAATAGTTTCTACACGCTGCGAGCCAATTGCTTTTTGCGCACTAACATTTGAGTAGTAACGTATGCCTGCCCAACGTGATAGATAGTTAGCTGAGTTACCTAGTAGTGCATCTAAACTAACACTATCTAATATAAATGCAACGTCACGTTGACAAATTTCTAAACTGTATGTTCCTGCAAAGTTAGGGAATGTAGCATCAATGTAGCCCGTAACTTCTTTAGCAATAAATTCTTTGTTAGCAACAATGATTGCTCTTGCATTTGAACGATTAGCAATACCCGATGCAATTCCTACTGTATTAGTTAATGCTTTTGCTGTGCCAGTTGCAAGTTGCATAATCTGCATATACGGGCCTGGCTCTGGTGGTGCTGCAATAATTAATTCTTCTGCTTTTTTAGCTGCTGCGTTAATAGTACGATAAGCATACGCAGGAGCTCTGCCCTCTTTACCATCAGGTGTGTATGTTTGTAAGTCGTTACCTGCTGTACTTACATATAAGTTAACATTACTTTGTGCTGCTGCGTTATCAACATATAGCTTTGTAGCAGCTTGCAAGTCATCTGGTCCATTTGGTAAGCCAGTACCTTTTAGCTCGCCTGGATGATCAAACAAGTTAAGTGTGCCTGCCATGTCATCGCCTTGGCGCCTTACTACACTCTTACGTGGAATAGCAACATTGTCTAAGAAAAAACCCTCTAGTGTAGCATCGTAAGCAGCATCAGTAATTGTAAATGTACCACTGCCGCCACTTAGTAAAATACGTGATGTATTAGAAATAGCATTAGCTTCGGTTGGATAAAGTGCTATTGTGTTTTCGTCTACTATACTGATATAGAATGTACTGCCAGTGACAACACCAAACGGATCAGTTCCAGATGAGTTAAAAATAAATCCAGCACCGTTAAATGCTTCAGTTAGTCCATGAGCAGTAATTGTTAAATTACCAACACTGATTCCAGAAGCAGTAAACACATATCCTGTTGCATCTGTTGGCTCGTTGGCAAGACGTAAGCCGCCACCTGCAACGTCTTTTTGTTGGTAGTTTCTATCTGCAAATGCTTTGTCAATAACAAGAGCACCAGTTGTTAACGCTGTGCCGTGTATTGAGTTAAAAGTATCAATAGCTGACTGTGTAACACTTACGTTAGCAATTGGCTGCGTTGATGCATCCATCGGGCCGCCTAAAATAGGCTCAGGGTCGTTTGATACCTTACTAACTAGCTGCTTGATAATTACTTTACCTGTTTGAGTAAAGTCAAACCCAATAGTATCTGGTGTGCCGTCTAGTGCATTATCTGAAGCAAGTGTAAGTAAGTCAATACCACTACCATCTGATTTTACAAGTGGAACTTTGTTTTCGTTACCTTCGTATGTACCTGGAGTATCATTTAGATCAGTGAATGATATTTGTCCACCTATTCCAAATACTGCATACAACTCTTGAAAGTTTTCATTTACTTTACGAAATGATTCGCGTATGCTATCACCTGTACCGTCATTACCTTCAATGCCGATGTCTATACCTTGCTTTGCCATTCTTTATGCTCCGTGTTTTATATTGCTATTGCTAATGAATTGTCTAACTTGTCTATATCAAAGTTAATACTTACGCCGCAACCACATGCTGATTCTGCGTTTGGATTTTTAATATCAAAATTTGAACCTACTAAGTTCCTTACATAGTCTATTTCTGTACCTATTAGATACATTACAGTGGCTGCTCTAATAACAAACCGCCCTATAACTACATCATTTTTTTCTACATCTGTTTCTGAATCTAAAGTTGTCCAGTCGTATTCAAAGCCAGCGCAGCCGCCGCCTTTAAGGTCTAAGCATACTGCATAGACATCGTTATCATCACAAATAGAGTCTATTTGTTTGACTGCTTTCTCGGTTAGTGTACAAATTGTCATTAATTTTCCTTCTATGCTATTATTTATTCTTTTATTTTGTAATCTTAATGTAAATATACTTATGTTTATAAGAGAATTTAAAAAGCAGACCCGGCATGTGCGTACTAGCAAAATGGGCAAGGAACATGCATACAAGCGTGAACAAACGCATTGTGTATTTCGGTGTGACAATTGTGATGCAGAGTTTGAACGTGCTAGAGGAAGCATGGATCCAAAGCGTCTAAGTAATAACTACTTTCACGTATGTAAGAACTGTGATAGTAAGGTTTTTGCCCAAAAGAAAGGCGTAGAACGCAAACAAGTTTGGAACATGAGTGCTAGTAGCTCTACGCCTATCGGTAAGTTATAGTTTTTTATAGTCGCCGATGTGCTTGATGTCGTTAAATGCTTCGTGTCCTTCAAAATACATCTGTACCATTACATATATTGCTATATTAACAAATATAAGAAGTCCGTACATTAAATAGCCAATCATAAGTTTTTCCAAGTAAATGCGCCAAAGAACATTTCATCCTCTGACATTTGTCCCCATGGCACTAGTCTGCTTGGATCTGGATTCATTTTATTCTCTTCTGAGTTATCAAATGCTCCTTCTACAAACAGTCTTGTTCCTTTAGGTAAAGGCTTAGGCTCTTTCCAGGTATATGATAGCTGCCAAGCGTAGTCGTATACAGGAATATCGATTAGCTCCTCTACAGTACCATCTGGGTAAAATGCTGTAGCTTTCATACTTTTACCACGAAAGTGCATGTGCGGTAAAAATGTGTGCAAGTTTACATCGTTCTTTAATACTACTTCTGCTGTTTGTACAAAGTTAGGATCGTATGGAGGAATCGGTGTCCATGTGTCGGGGAATATACAAGCACAATCGCCTGCCATTCTTTCTTCTGGTACTACGCCTTCATCGTGAAAGTACAACCCAATTCTTGCTTTATCTGTTCTAGCAGTTCCGTCAGGTGTATAATGTAATTGCAAATTTACAATTGATCCTGCACGTATTAAACCACCAGTGTTAGCATCATAGAACTCAGGGTCGCCGCCTGGAACATATGCACTAATACTAGCATAATTCATTTCTTCTTGACCACCACCTTGTGTACCTAAGATGTTACCGTTGCGCTCGCCAGGTACTGTAATTGAGTTTAGCATGTGATGCATTACAGTTGGCTCTGAAGGCAAAAACTGCGACCCACGTAACCAACGATCCTCAGTTAATCCTAGGTCTGCTTGCGTGTATCTGTAAGGTATTGCATTAGGTCCCATAGATCCTATTGCTGGTATTTCTTGTGGGGGAACTTCGATAATCATATCAGGTTCACCGTGTACCCATTCTGAAGTTGAGTATACAGTTTCTGTTAGAGGATCTCTATCACCTTCTACAGGAGTGCCTGCGTCAATCCAAGCTACAAGAGTTTCCATCTCTAAATCATTTAGCGTTCTGTGATTTATGATATCCTTTGCATACTTACGATCGATCTGTCCTGGTGGCATACGTTTTGATACAATAGCTTCTTTAATTGCAGGAGCAAATGCTTGTAACATTCTATAGTCAGTCATTGCCCATGGCGCAATGCCACTTTCTCTATGACAAGCTTGACAT